CGGGACTGGGTTCGGTGTAGACTCTCAGTCCCTCTTCTGTCTGATAGATCGGAGTTTTGTAGACCAGAGATTTCAGTTTAGATGTTGCAATCAGAGTATTCGAAGATCCAATAAAGTCACACTCAAATTCAGTAAGGAACTGCTCCTCACTGGTGTTCTTGATGGTCTCCTCTTTCCATTTTGCATCTCGACCCGGAACTTGATTCCAGTTTACTTCAATCGGAACGTATGTGTTCCTGTCCTCCACCGCATCCGACCAGAAACGGTAAAACATATTCAACCCCTTCGGGGTCGAAACAATAAGAACCTTTGTTGACTTACCAGATGAGATGGTGGGATACACCGACGAGAAGAACTCTTCTGCTACACCCTCTGGGATATATGCAAATTCGTCTAGGAAGATCATGTTGAACGAACCACCACGAATCGCGGATGATGATGTCGCAGAAGCGAGGATCTTTGATCCGTTTTCTAGTTCAATAGAACCCTTGTTCCACTCCACAATACCCTGCTGCATCCACTTGGGTAGATACTCATACGCCAGTTTTAGTCGATAGAGAAGTTCTCTAGCCGTCGCCAGTTTGTTAGCGAGGATTGCAACCGACACACTTTGGTTGAATAGAACGTAGTGAAGAAGATATGAGATGACCGTCGTAGACTTTCCGCTCTGTCGCGGCAACTTCGCAATAACAAATCGGTTATTGTGAACTTTCTCTACGATGTCTTCTTGGAAATCATAAAGTTCAAATGGAACCAGACCCTCATCCAGACTGACGATCTTTACATAGTTCTTGATAAAATAAACGGGATCCTCGGAACACTTTTTGAATTCCTTCACGTCTTCTTCTGTGAAGGGAACTTCTACTCCCGCTGCTTTTAGATTGCTATTCCCGAGGTAACTCTCGCTCTTGTTTGTTGACATTTTCCACTCGCTTTGGATTAATAATATCTAATAATTCAGAACTCGAACCAACATAGATCGCGTTGGTTTGATTGTTGGTGACACTGGATGGACCTTCTGCTGCTTCCAACTCTTTTACTTTTTTGTGCATTTCTAGAAGGTCTTTGTTTGCGTCTGCCACAGTCTTCAGCATCTGAGCAGCAACTTCATATGCCCTCGGATGTTCACTTTCCTCTGCAACTTTCATGATACCATCAACGGCCTCGAATCCCCGGTCGATTAGTCCTCGGAGATTCTTTCTGACCGAAGTGTAGTCTTTCTCGACATCGTTCTGATTAACGGTGATTTCTTTGACCTGTCTTTTTACTAGGTCCTTCTCCTCGTGTAATTCAGTTATTTCAATGTCAAGTGCGTCTGCTATCTGTTCATTGGATGTTTTTTTCTTACTCATATTGTGTTACCAAACGTATCAATTGGAGGACCAGCAGTTGAACCAATCGCTCCTCTTACATATACCTCACTTTGAACATCAAAGGTAGGTCCGTCAAAATCAAATGTTCCTAGTGTTACACCACCACTCACACCGACATCAACTCTGGAGTATGCCCCGGTAGTTCCGGTGCGTGGAGAACCTGTTGCTCCGAATGATATATCCACATCCCCATAATTGAAGATGACGGTCTTTGTGTTGAGAATCTGACTGGATGTTTTCTGTGGTCCAAAGATGTATGTCTTCGCTGTGAAGTTCATGTCGGCAGTTAGAAGACGCCGGGTATCAAACGATCCCTCGTAGTCTTCGTTGATGCTTACAGAGTTCAGAAGGAATGGTACATCTGTTTTCTGGTTTATGTCATTGAAGTTCATCGACACAGAAAATTCTGGTGTGAAGAACGGTGTAATTTGCTCTATTATCTGGAGCAGATCATCCATGTTTCTAGCGTATGCAGAGAGACTGAATGAAACGTCATAAGGAACTTCGGTATACATGTAAGTACTGCTGGCTTGATTTTCGGGCGTTCTTCCGAACTTCTTACCAGTCGTGACTCGTTTTCTTGTTGGGTCGTATGAGATATCAGAAACTTCAAATCCCAAACGCGGGAGTGTTATTTCAACTTTGTTGCCCTCTGATATCGAACTTGATGATTCAATTCTCTCTATAAATTTTTCTCTACCACCATAAGACAAAGGCACACGAATATACTCAATGATCGTTTCATTCGAATCTCTTTTGCTTATAACAATATTGTTAAACAGAGAACCGAAAGCAACTACAACTGATCGTATTGATTTGTTGTAAAAGTGACCAAACATTATGAGTAATTACCTTCCGAGAATGGATCGACCTCGGAGAAGTCGAAGATGTTTTCCTTGTCAGCATGGAATTCTATTTCTTCGTTCTGCCCAGCGACCACACCACCTGTGCCTGTTACTGGATCCTGAACGATCACGGTCGAACCAGTCGCAGATGAGGAGAGGCTGTACTCTGTGCCAGAAGCAAGTCCAACAACCACCTGTCCGTTCGTAAACGAACCGCCGCTGAACGATACTGAAAGTAGTTTAGTTGTCGAATCACTACCAGACCAGTCTACCACGGTTGCAGTTCCGCCTGCCTGATAAACAGTTTCTCCAACATAGTAGTCGAGTGTGCTGCCAGATACACCGCCCATAGTAAGCAATGAAACGTATTGTTGCCTGCTGTCTTCGGTGCTGTCGATGAGGTCGTCGCCAGTGTTGAATTCTTCTTGGTTGTATGTGAAAAGTTCACATGAGAGTTTGTATGTGAAAAGTTTCCCTAGTTGGTAAAATGGATTTTCGTGTTCTACAAACTTAATTTCAAATACACCACCCGACAGGGGAAAATAAATGATATCACCTTCTCTTGGTCTGGTGACGGTAGCATCTGCTCTTGATACGACCATTTCAAATCTTTTCTTTGCCACAACGAGATTCACAGAGTCTCTGATCTGCAATCCAAACCGAGACATAAAGTCACCCTCACCCTCAAAACCATCAACAGATTCAAGGTACATTTCGATCGAATAGTTGTCTTGGAACTTGGCGATCAAGTCTTCGCCGAACAGACTGTCTCTGTTGACTGCTGTTCGTGGAATGTAAATCATATCTAGACCATTGACCTTGATCGTTTCTACGGTCAAGTCTTCAATCAGTCTATGCTCTGATGGTATATTCCTACGGAAGTAACTATTGGTTGCCATTTTATCCTACCATAAAGTCGGGTGGGAGTTCGTACTTGAGCTGAACCTCTTCTTCGATCTGTCTGATTTCTTCGGTGGCCTGTCCGTAGATTTCTGCACCGTTGTACTGTAGACCACCGGGCAGTTGAATGTTCTGGAATTTAGAAAGGTTCTCACCCCACTGTCGCTTAATTAACGCTGTAACATATCGTTTCAGTAATCTATCATTGTAAATTTCTGGATACTCGTTTGGGTTCAGGATTGTATACCCCTCAAAAACTAAAACATCACCTGCGGTAAAAGTTTCGTCCCAGTCTGTATCAATCTTTAATTTGTTCGTAACGCGACTAAACCTCAGTGCTTTTTCTGGATCCAAAACTTGCTGGATCAGAGAAAGGTGTCTCTGGGTCATATCGTAATATGAAATGTTACCCAGTCCAGTTCTCAGTCCGTAAAAATCATTGAGGGCAATTTGATACCGAACATCGAAGATGTTTGTGCTGCTAGTTGAAGTATCAAAAATTTTGGTGATGCTGATTAGAGACGGATCAATTCCATCAGTGCTGATGTATTTGTTCGTGATGTCGTCCGCTGTAATTGCATACTGAAAGTATTCTTTCTCAACACCATCGAAGTGGTATTCAGCAAAGAACTGGAGAGCATCGTCCATACGATCTTCTACCTGCTCATCATCAACATTCACTTCGATAACAGGTTGCCCTAGTCTTCGAAGTGCGTAGTCTTTAAGTTGTTGTCTGCTTGCTGGTGTGGCCATTTACATACCTCCTTGATATGTATGCACAGTTACCCCTCGAATTTAACTGGCAGTTTAATTTGGCCACTCTTTATCTTTTTATTCACTGCTCGAAGTTCTTTTATCTTTCCAAAAAGAGCATCAAACTTTTCATTGTTTGGATCCAACACTTTAGTGGACTTGTCTGACTTAAGGTAATGTTTCTTACCAGAAAAATATACTCGTCTCTTAAATTCACCGGATGGTATAGCAGATGACTCAAAGAAGTTTATTGTGGGCAAACATAAAATTTCATCGTCAACAATCGCAGTGTTTGAATCAATATCAACTATTAACTTCATAGAGAGACCTGAAAGAATTGATACTTGGGTGCTTCTGGTGTCTTGACATCAAACTTGATACCATCAATTTCGGTTCCAATTTTGCGAACATCTGTTATCGCATTTGTGAGACTCTTCTTCGTGTCTCTTACTTCTCTGGCGTGAGAGAAGAAACTCGATAGATCCTCGTATAACCCAAGAACCTGTCGGTCAAACAAGTGGAACACTTTGTCATCAGCATCCGCGATCGCATTGGTTTCGCCAGATGCACCACCACTCTTACCCAGAATAATGTTTGCAATACCAGTAACATAATCAAAGTTTTGGAGTGTGGCAAACATGCTGAATTCTTGTCCAGCGTTTCCTGTTTGTCCAGTATCACCCGTTCCAATGATTCCAGTTCCAGAAGTACCACCGCCTCCTGTGCCACCTAACGGACCATCAGCACCGAACAAGTTAACGAAGTGACCTGCTGCTAGTGTGTTGCCAGTTAATCGGAAGAGACTTTCTGTTTGGACTGCGAATTCACCATCAATTCTACCCTTGGTTGTAGAAATTGCTTCTGTTATTGTACTTTGTGTAAATCCACTGTTGTTAGTTGCTGAAGTTAAGTGTAAAGCACCTGAAGATAGTCCGTGGATAAACCCTTGATTATTTCTAAATGTCTCAAAGTCACCGAATGTTTCGATCGCTCGGATGCCCAGTCTGTGATAATCTGGATCCCAGAATGTCACTATACCTTTACCAAACGATTCGGTTTCGACGGCAAAGTTTCGGCAACCGAGTTTGCCATCCATTGACATATAGTACAGTGTGTGATGTGGTAATGTTTCCCCGTGTAGGGACGACTGTTCCACTGTTGCACCGTGAATCGACGAGCCTGTTCTTCCGCCGATTGGCGATTCGGCACCAGAGTTTCCACTCTTAAGAATGAAATCTTTCATGTATCCCTTGAACCCATTAGTTCCGTCTCGATTGGCACCAATGTAGATTGGGTATGCACTTGTTTTCAGACCTTCACCTGTGATCGCCAGAGATGCAGTTCTTGATCCGTCAACATAAACTTCAGCAAACTTTCTCTTGCAATCATAACTGACGGCAACGTGATTCCACTGACGGATTGGAATTGACCCACCAATAGTTCCGATTGTTAGTGTCTTATTGAGACCCGTCCCAGATTCTCCGTCTTCACTAAAACTAAAGAAGAGGTTGTTTGTACCAGAGTCGGCCCATAGTCTAAAGACATCCCCAGATCCACCCGAGACTCCTCCTGTTGGACCAGAGGCACCAGACTCAGGTCCAGTGAATCCAGAAACAGAATCTAGTTTGCCTACGATAGTCTGATCTATGCTCGGTGTCGTTGAAAAATACAACCATGTTGCCATGTGGAAATCTGCTGTGAGAGATTTGTGTCCAAGTAGCAATCGCCCGCCCAGCAAATCGTTAAACCCATTTCCAAATACGGCTGATGCGTTTTTGGAACCAGTTCCACCAAATGGTGAGGTATTAAAATGCTTCGGGAATTGATTTACACTACCGTCAAATGGTAGGGTAATTACCCTCATTTTATCTTGTCTTACAATCTCGTTGTACGCATAATTTCCACAACCACGGACTAATGGGTAATTGTGACCATCGTCACCAGTGGATCCTTCATTCGATGCTTCTCTTCTTTCACTTCTCGTATCAACTGACATATCAGCGATTCTGTCTGATATACCGATACGAGTAGAATCATCGGAATCCGGTGAAGCGGGTCTTGCGAATTTACCTTGTGCCTTTGTGTAGTCTGTCTTTCCAATAACTAAAGCGGTATCACCCGTGCCAAGAGATAGAATTTCTCCAGCATCAACGTGGTCAATTATCTCTCCGACTTTATCAAAAATATATTTTTTCTTGGTATTCTTTGGCATGGGTTACTCTGGATTAATCTGTGACAATTGGTTCGGATTCGAATGATGAACTTTCATCTACTGTGTAGTTTGCGCTTCCTTCGTTTGCTTCAAAGTCACCTCGGAATGTGGTTGCAGTGGTTCCTGATGAACTCGTTTCCGCATGGGAAGCACCTTCAAGTCTCATGTGTCGCAGAGAAAGGAGTTTATACGCTTTGGTGTCGTCGCTTGTGAATTTTGTAGTTTGCGAAGTTGTTCCGATTAAGTACAAGAAGGAAGCATCTGCACAGGTCATCTGTCTTACATTCTTTGCTAATGAGTCTCGACCGAAAATAATCGTACCTGAGTGTTCAGCGTGAACACCGCCGTTTCGTTCATTCAGGAATCTAGACGCATATGCAGTTGATGAAATTGATGCGATTATACCATACTCTCCACCACGACAAATACCACCGTTTACCTTAACGATAGACTCTCTTCTAGACTCAATGCCTCGTTTGTTCATCCCCACTACAACGGGTGATTTGATTGTAATTGTAGAACTATCCGTAGCTTTTATGCCGGTTCCAAATCTCTTTGTGTATGGTTCACCTAAAGCAACCTGTGTTGGTTCTGTTGAAATTACTTCTCCCGCAAGCGGGGGTTCAACGCCACAATCAAATCCCTCTTCATCTACAGGACCACCGCCACCACCGCCGCCGGGAGTTTCTCCACCTCCGCCATCGCCGGGGGGGTTAGTTCCACCACCCGGATCCTCTTCTGTTGGGGGATCCGGATCATCGACGGGTGGTTCAGGATTTCCACCACCATCACCGGGTGGTTGAGTTCCGGGGTCACCTTGGTCTGCGGGTGGGATTGGATCATCACCGGCATCGGTGTCATCACAGTCGGGCCCGCCTGGTGATCCACATGGAAGCATACCATTTGACATTCTTCAGTCTCCTTTAAATCCTACTTGCGGGGCAATTAGTTGATTCGCCAACACCATA